TTCCACGCATCGAGAAGTTAGACTCGGATGCCTGTTTTGAAAAGGATGAGGATTCAGTGAGACCAGAAAAAGAGCACTTGTTAATAATGTAAAAACTAACGGCACGATGAAAGGGTTCACTGTCGGTTTCATTTAAATAATCCTTTGCTTGTTGGAATAGATTTCGAGCGGAAGATGGATCACAATAACGCTGCTTTAGTTGTACTAATTCATCTCGCATCTTCACACCATTGTGTTGAAGTTCTTTCCAGAAGTTATACAAAGGTTCGTATAGATCATTCACCCACACAGGAGTATCTGGATTTTCTTTTGTGAATGCGATTGCTACACTACCACCACCAAGAAAAGGTTCACGGTATTCTTTAATGTTCTTAGGGAACTTAGGTAGCAGATATTTGGTGGCACGAGATTTACCACCAGGATAGCGAAGGGGTGTTTTCAAAGATTTCATACTGTTTGCTCAATCAAATTATAAAGTTTAGTAGCGAAGTCTTCCTTCTCTACTGGAGTCACATTCTCAGCGAGAAATGTAATGTCATCAAAATGAACTCTAAAAGAAACAGAATCATCTTTCAGAGTTATATGCTTCATACAAGCATCCCAAGTACAAATACCAACTGTATAAGTTTCGGTATCCCATAATAGCATGTAATCAAAGGTTTTTTCTGGAAGACCCAAATTTTTACCTTGAAAATTTTTCAGAGTAATTTGTTTAGTCCATGGAATAGTCTTACAAAAAAGACCATCTTGACCCTTTGATTCATAATAAAGATTATCTACAAGACCGTAGAAATCTCTACCATTCTCTGTATCACCAACATACTTTAATTGTCCTCCACTATATTTGGCAATAGCAATCTCTTGAACTTCGGCACGAAGCGGGCGCGTTTGATGTCTCTTGAGACCGTCTGTAGATTTAACTACACCAAAAATAGAAGGAAAATCAAACAGTTTCGGATTGATCATAATCAGCAGGATGGTATTTCAAAAATTCCCAGAAGGTCATTTTCATTTCTTTCTGAGTCATGCCGCAATGGGCAGCAGCGGCGGGAAGGTTCATACTAGCACGGAAAAGACCCCAGTGTGCTTCCTTAACATTTTCTGGGGTAGTCTTGATTTTATCCATCAAAGAATCAGTTTCTTTTTCTCGGGAGTTGCGATGGGCGAATACATTTGCTCATACTGCTGAACAATCTCATCTGCTGCTTCAGCAACATAGACCACAAACTTAACAGCAACTTTGATTTCTTTCTGCTCTTTGCTGATCATCGGGGACCATTGAACAAATGTCAGAGTGCCCTGTTGAGTAGGAACACCCACAATAGGATTGCGGAGGGTGATTGATTCATCATCATAAGACACCACTTCAGTAATCAGATCCTCACCAGAGGACATACGAATCAGTTTTACATTCATTTGAATTGACACTCCATCATAATTTCAATTAAACATGCCAGAAGATTGATCTCCTGATCAGCAGCAAATGCTGCCTGGTACTGGTATTTAGCGATCACTAGAACCGCTGCTGGGATTGTGTTTGGCGTCAGTACATCGTACATTGCCTCATAGATGCGATGAATAATCATATTGAAATCATTATCCAGATTCGCAACCACCCATTTACGAACAACATTGAACTCTTTATTCTTCAAAGCATTCGTAAGTTCTTTCAGATTGATGTCAGTAATCTCGGTAAGGATACCAGTGTCGATACTGCCAGTATTACCATACTTCTGAAGTTGATTCAGAACACGACGCCAATCTGGAAAGTGATTTTGAATTAGTTCCGCAACAACTTTTGGATCATAATCCACATATTCCGCCTCAAGTATAGTCCTGACACGGTTGAAAAATTGTCCAGCGACTGCTGCTTTTTCTTTTCCTTTGTATGAGAAATCAATGACTGAGCATCTCGACTGGATGGGATCAATGATTTTGTTTTTGTAGTTACAGGTGAAGATGAATCGGCAGTTGCTATGATACGCCTCAATACTACTCCGCAGGAGGAGTTGTACATCGTTCCCTGTGTTATCTGCCTCATCAATGATGATGACCTTGTGCTTACTTCCTTGAAGTGATACGGTCGTCGCAAAAGTTTTTGCTGTGTTCCGTACCGTGTCCAGAAATCGTCCTTCGTCAGATCCATTAATTACAATATAAGATAGTCCTAGTTCATTACACAATGCCTTAGCGGCAGTGGTTTTACCAACACCAGGAGGACCAGTGAGAAGAAGATTATTCAACTCACCAGCGGCAACCTGTTGCTGTAGATCACGCTTGATACTCTCGGGGAGAATACATTCTTCGATTGTCTGTGGGCGGTATTTCTCCACCCAAAGATACTTATCGTTCATTATATAAAAAATAAAGGTCAGTTAGAATCAGGTTCCAGAGCAATCCAGTAAGTAACAGGAATGCTCTTGTGGGTAAAGCGACTAATCAGACGCTTCGACATAACAACATCATAATCCCCTTTCAGGAGTTTGATGTTCTCCACCTTCAAGTTTAGCACAAACTCATCAGTTGTCGTACCGACATTGATAGAGAATGTGTTGGAAGTATCGTTCTCCTTGTCGCGGGCAACGATATTGATTTCAGAACCATCACCAATGACAGAGAAATCAGGCAGTTGATATACTGCTGCTGCCCTTTGGAGACTGCTGAGATCAGATTCAGTCAGAACAAACCGTACTTCCTCATCAGGAAGATTGATCTCCTTCTCAGGTGCCTGCTTAATCAGACTTGAATCAGCAAAGAAATACTTGATAGCAGAACGATTGTTCTTGATCTTGACATAATGATTGCCAGTGAATTCCATATCAGCACCCTTCATCAGGGACATACCACCTAGGAACTCATTGAGATCGTAGATCGAGAAGTCCTGGGGGAAGGACTCTTCTACATTTGCCACAGCAAAGATATTCTCTGCTACAGAAATAGTACGGAGAGTATTACCAGACTTCACAGAAATAGACTGGTTGATACCAGAGAAGTTCTTGAGAAGATTAAAAGTGTTTTCAGAAAGTTTCATATTCAACGAGTGTAAGTTTCTCCAGATTTGTGAAGACCAGCGAAGTGGTAAAGAAGAACGCAATAGTGAATTGCTTTCAGTATATCCATCTTGGACTTACCATTCTTCTTACCGAATCGTGACAGATACTTGATAGCATTAGAACGACAGAAAGGTTCGCCGTCGCCAATGCTTTCAATTAAATCAAGAGTTTGAGTCTTCGATTGTTCAGAAGTGTAGTGTGAATGATAAGTGCCTGAAAGATAATCCTGAACCTCTTTGAGGGTCAGGTCTTCTTCATACTTCCAAAATCCATTGGCATTATTCCTAATGATATCATCAGTCGCCATTAGTCAATTCCTCCATTTTACTAAAATTTTTCACTTTATCAAATTTGAGAACACGGTCAAACTTTTCAACCATGTGCTCGCGGTGCGAGATAATAAACAAGTTGAGATCGTTGGCAAAGTTTCTCAAGATATATGATAACTCATCAGTGCCCGTACTGTCAAGTGAACTGTCAAAAATTTCATCCAGAACCAGCAGGTTGGTGTCCACGCTGTTCTTGAGTTTAGCAACGGACCTCCAGGTTAGCATAAGGGCGATGTCAATGCGAGACTTCTCGCCCTCCGAGAATGATGAGTAACTGAAATCATCCCTATAACGAGACTTAATGGTTTCTTCGAAACTCTCGCTGAGCGTAAAGTTCACAAAGAAATCCATCTGCTGAAGATACTGGTTGATGAGTTTGTTCATCACTGGGAGGTATCGTTTGATGATCCTCGTTTTAATACCAGTGTCCTTCAGCAGGTTAGCAGCAACACTATAGTAGTCCTTATCTTCTTTGTGAGTAGCAAGAACTTTTCCTAAATTGTTTTTCTGCTCAATAAGTTTATTCAATTGATCCTGTTCTTTACTGGAATTATTCTTACCATCAAGAATAGATTGAATCTCAGATTCAAGTTCTTTGACCTGCTTACGCATGTGATTGATCAGACCATTGTTTTTATCAATCAGATTATTATGAACTTGAATGTCAGCGGAGACTTGTTTGAATTCATTGATCTGATCTTTAACTTCAGTGATCTGTTCTTCAAGAACTACCCAAGCATCTTGTGTTTCTTTGATTGAGTTATTGTTGCTAGCAATCTTATCAAGTTTAAAACGCTCATCCAATCCTTGCTTACAGGTAGGACAACTATCATTCTCAGAGTAGAACTTATTTTCTTTATTAAGATTGAAAATTTTATTTTCAAATTTTACTTTAAATTCTTTTAAATTATCATACTTATTTGATAATTTTGTGCTGTCAAATAAGTCAGCATTACGCCTAGAAATATACGAACTATACTCCTCATTCTTTTGGAGCAACTCGTCACTCTGTTGGTTCCAGTGATCAATCTTCACCTTCTTATCGGCAATAATATTATCGCTCTGTGTCTCAAGTTCCTTAATCAGGTCCTCTTGTATTTCAATACGATGCTTAACGAGGTCAACATCTTTCTCAACGAATCGAATATCATCATTAAGTTGCTTCATACGATCTTTGAGATTAGTATTCATAGTAGAGAATACCTGAATATCTAAAAGATCTTCAATGATCTCACGGCGAGATGCCAAAGGAAGTTGCATGAAGGGAACGAATGTAGATGAACCCAATACAACAATCTGAGTGAAAGATTTAAAGTTTAGTTTCAGAATGTTTTGCTCAAGAAACTTTTGCTGATCACCAGTAGCAGCATCTTGATTCATCATCTCACCGTCGATATAAACCTCAAACAAATTAGGTTTCATACCACGGATGACTTTGTATTTACGCTTACCGACAGAAAACTCAACTTCAACACAGCAATCTTTACCGTTGATAGTATTAAGAAGTTGTGGTTTATTGATCTTGCGGAAAGGTTTGTTGAACAAAACAAATGTCAGGGCATCCAGAAGAGTGCTCTTACCAGCACCATTCTTCCCGATGATCACATTGTTAGTGTGAGTATTCAGAGTGATTTCGGTAAAATTATTACCACTAGACAAAAAGTTTTTATAGCGAATAGTTTCAAAGGTAATCATATGTCATTATGAGATGGTGGGATAATAAGTTCGTCTGGTGAAACTATGGTATAAAGATAACCTGTTTCTTCACACATTTCAATCATGGATTCAGCATCCACTTCTACTGAGACTAACTGCGGAAAATCATCTGCTTCCAGTAGTCCAGCAAATCTTTCGGCGTCCTCTACCTCACTGAACAACAAAAGAATTCTATCATCATTGCTGTTAGATATGGCATACGCTCCCTCGTTCTCCTTGCCCTTCAGGCATAGAATGTACATTACACAACCTCCAGTGCCTCCACATACAACGACTTCATGATCTCCTTGAGTCTACCACTATCTAGGTTGGTATTGAGTTCATCTACATACTTTTCTAAGATTGTAAGAGTGTCCTCATGCTCCAGTTGAATGTCATCATCTTCATCCTCAGCATCAGCAGAGAAGTCTTCGATGATCTTAAGATCAAGAACAACATCCTGTAAAGCATTAACGAGGTAATCAAATCCAGTATAGTCTGTTTTATTTTCTACAACTAATTTAACTACTGTGTCCTTGTACTTATCAAAGTCGAGATCATAATATTCATTCTTAGTATCATCATAAAAAATCTTATGAAACATCTCATAAGGATTTTTGATATAAGTTAACTTAAGAGTATCAGTATCAAAGATATGGAAACCACGCTCGTCTGCGTAGTCATTCCAGTACATCTGATACGCATTGCCAAGATACTTAATGTTACCCTTCTGACTCTTAGTGTGGAAGTGTCCAGACATCACCAGTTCAAACTTAGAGAACTCTCCAGTCTGACGACCGTGATTACAAACATAAGTAGGATTGGTTTTGAATCCTTCCATCTCCAAGTGTCCCAGAACAACTTGAGCATCAGTAGTATTCAGAAGATCTACTGTTTGCTTTTCGTTCTGATCACAGATCCAAGGGAGATAGATTAGTTTACGACCATCAATAGTAACTTCAGATGGTTCTGTGTATACACGAAGGTTCGAATATTCCTGTAGCAAACACTCCAGAGAATTGATCTCCAGAGTGTTCTTATAGAAAGCATCATGATTACCGACCATGAGATCACAGGTGATACCCATGCTCTCAAGAGGAGTGAAGATATTTTTCTTTGACCAATTCAGACTCCAGAAATCAATAGTACGACGAATATCAAACACATCACCCAAATGAATGACATGCTTGATATTTTTCTTCTTTAATGTAGGGAAGAAAATCTCATTATAAAATCTCAAAAAGTAATCATGATAATCTTGATTGCCTTTCTTGAATCCATAATGTGTGTCAGTAATCAGGGCAACTTTCATTTTCTAGTTTTTTGTTCAATGTTTTGTTTGATACCGTTGTAGTCTGAAGAGGAGAAGTTTAATTCGTTCCTGTCAGCATGAAGGACTTCATCATAACCTGAACGCTCAAGAATTTTGTTCTTGATTTCTAATTGTTTCTTTTCTTTCTGAATCCTTCTCAGGAAAGCATAGTAGATAATCTGAGTAAAGTATGCGAATGGATTACCACGGTCAGGATCAAAGTTATCGATGTACTGAACGCAGTTCTCAATACCATCACTGATCATATCCTCACGGAAAGGATAGTTGATGAAGTTAGGACGGTAGGAAAGGTGAGTCGCAATTTTCAGGAAGCATTCTCCGATATAATTAGGAATCATAGGGCGGGTTGTGCCCTCTGTCAATGCTGCTTCAACTTTCTTTTTGTAAACAGCAAGGGCAGATAAGAATTCCTTATTGTCTACATAATGCTCTGGCTTTTTCTTGACTCTCATTTGTTTTCATTTTCCTTTGTTTAGTGTACTGATATTATAACACATGTTAAGGGGCTTGACAACATTGGATTCTGTGTGTAGAATAACTCTGTTAAGGTTCAAGATCAATAATAGCTTTAATACTTCTTGAATAGATTTTCAAAACTAGATCGTGCTTCTTTGATTGTACAGCGGTATCCGTTGTACTTTTTTTTATCTCTAGATTTTTTTTGTTTTTCAAAGAACTCTTTTTCATGTTGGTTGATCTCATTAACTGCTTTTTTGTAATGGGATAATCCTGGTTCAATGAGTTCATTAATTGTAATTATTTTAGAATCATTGATGAAGAAGAAATTGTCAGTTGATGATTTAATCCATTTGGATAATTTAATACCAGATGCTTTTACATCCTCCATGAGATCTTCTAAGATACTCATGTCCTCTAGTATCAGAGGATTATGTACTATCAAACCTTCATTGTGAATTTCAACATGACCAACAATTTCTTCTCCAGTCATCAATTTGATTGTGGCGAAAAAACTATCATTCATTTTTTTATGTTTACTGGGATGATTTCGTAATTAAATTGCTCCTCATTGTAAACTTTAATTCTTTCTTTGAGATGATTCAATGTGTAATTAACATAACTACCTTTTGAAAAATCATCAGCAATATCATATAGAACTGCTTGTGATTTGTTATCTCCTTTTCTAAGGACTCTTCCAATAGATTGAAGGTTCCTAATTCTTGATTTACTTGGAGAAGCGAAAATAATGTTGTGGAGATTTTTAATATTGATACCCGTGGAAAAGGTTCCGTAGGAAGCAATGATAACGCAGTTATCATTGACCTCTGCTAATTGTCTAATTTCTTCTCGTTCCGATGCTTCAATACCACCGTGAACAAAGAACACTTTCTTGGTATCTCCGATGGTACTATTTATCAGATCGAAAAGGGGTTCCCCGTGCTTCTCCACATAATTAAATAGCACCAGAGTATTACCGCTCAGATCACGAACAAGATTCTTGATGAATGTATTTCGCTTATCATGTGTTACGATATACTCCATCTCGTCTTGATAGTTCGCAAACTTACACGATTCATGTCGAAGAGCAAGGATTTTAATTTTGAGTTGTGTTAGTTGATCACGCTTCATCAAATCAGCAGTGCTTGTGACACGATCAGAAGGACCGAACAATCCTTCCAATACTAGTTTGTGTGTCTTAGTGCCATCGAGAGTTCCTGTGAATCCGATGCGATACTTTGCTTCATGAAGTTTAGTCATAATGCTGGTGAGAGACTTTGCCTTGAAGGTATGGCATTCGTCTCCGATTACAGCGGTATAAGAATCGAAATACTTTTTGGGTAGTTTGTAGATAGACTGCCATGTAGTGATGACTACGGGAGCATCGGATACCTTTGCTTCACCCTGATAAATTTTGTGACAATAATCTTCAGCATTCCATCCATAGTCCACAAAATCATTATAGAGTTGTGTGACCAGTGAGATGCTTGGAACAATGATGAGTGTCTTTAAATTAGCAGCGGTAAAATATCTGACCAGTGAATAGATCATAAAAGACTTACCAGATCCTGTGGGGGACAGTACAATCTTTCTGTAATGCTT